GGGCACAGCAAAGGATCAAGCTTGTATTCCAGAAGGGAAACATCCCAAGGGAAAACCTACACAAGACGATGCGTGCAGCAATGGCGAAGTGGGAAGACGGCAAGCCAACAGGGTTTGGTTTTCAAAGCCCACTAGAAGCAGAAGAAGATCTGTTTGTTCAAGCATCCATCAACATCCTGAACTGGTTTGGATTTGGTGAGCTTGAGCAGCGAGTAGACCAATACATCGAGTGGCACTACCAGAACAATGGCGACTACGACGAAAACATGGCCCCATTCTAAGGAGAATAGAAATGATTTATCGCGTATCGTTTTATAGAGAACATGTAGATGACATCGATCCCGACGATGATGACTTCAATATCGGCGAAGGTGGCAACCGAGGCTACCAATACTTTGGAAGCAAGGCTGATGCGGTCACGTTCGCAAAGGAGATCTGGTTCGACGGGGATGGGTACACCTATAGCTGGAAAGACTTGATCAATGAGTACCCACAGAAGACACCAAAGAACAAAAACGAATTGCTCAATCTCTTAAACCATTGGGCTTCCCACCCAGACAATGGGTGATCTAGATAAAACAAAGGAGATATAAAATGAAGCTAGCAAAAGGACAGAAGGTGAGGTGGGTTGGCCCCCCGTGCCCAGTCCGAGGTGAACGAGGTATCGGGGTTGTGACCTATGAAACCTGGGAGAATGGCTGCTATGTCAAGTGGCCAGATGGATTTGAGGAGCCGTGCCACCATTTCAACTTGGAGGCACACAACGAAGAAGACACAAAAGGAAAGACACTAGTAGAAGTATTTGAAGAAGAAGAGAGAAGCCTAAGCCCCCCAATGAAGGGGGCATTGGTCTATATGTTTACACTTGAGGCAGAGTGTAAAGACACCGGAATGTGCCCCAATATAGCGAAGTCACAGTCTACCTCTATCCGTCTGGGGGGCCCAAGTGGGCTTCGATTGCATGTCCTAGATATTCGGCCACGGTTCAGGCGGTATGCGTCAAGCACCCTGCGTGCCCTTGTTCGTCGTAGACTAATAGAAGAAACCATATGCAAGCTGGACTATGAGACAAAAGAGTACAGGCTTACTGATGCTGGTAGGTCTGTGGCCGAGGGGCTTAAGCGATGACTGCAAGGAAAAACAACTCAACCCGCTTCACCCCAAGACAGCGAGAAGTCCTGCAAGACTATCTGGAGATCTATAGCTACAACAGCACGGCACCGAGCATCGTGACGAGGCTCGATGCGCTTGGAGCATCCGACATTGCGGGGAAGCTGTGGTACCGGAGGTTTGAGATCTGGTGCGAGGCCATGAACAGAAGTGGGGCGCTCGCCAGCGAAGCCGCGCAAGACGCGAGGTCCAGCCGGCACGCCCATATGATGGCAAGCCTCTACGTCAAGCTCTTCAACCATGCCGTCGAAGGCGGCTGTGCAGTTCGCGAAGCACCGGCTGATGCAGCGTGCGAATCCAACTGGAGGTTCTAAATGACTGCAAGGAGAAAGAAGAGCACAATAGGAAAGCGCTACCCAATCCTATTCAGCGAGCACATGGTTAACTCTACGTTTGATGGAACAAGGACACAGATTAGAAAGAACGTTGTTTTCAACAAGGGATTTGAGAAGCCACTGCCGTTTATGTGGGACGACAAAGACTGGTGGATGGGAGACATTACCCTTCAAAGAAAGCCTGGTGACGCTGCTTGGTGGTGGGTGTCCGATAGAACAGTAAGTAAATATGTGGCAGCAAACCCACAATATGGTGGTCCTGGGTCTTTGTTGTATGCAAAGGAGCAGTGGTCTGATGTTGGACCACGAAACAATGAGCACATCATCCACCGCTTTGGGCCAAGCAATGGAATAGAAGACGATCTAAAAGTAGACTGGAAGCTTTCAATCTCTATGAAAAAAAGAGATGCCAGGCTGTGGCTTAGGATCAGATCCATTAGGGCTGAGACGCTACATGCTATAACTAACGAAGACATGAAGCTATCTGGCTTCAATAATCTAGAAGAGTTTAAGCAGCACTGGCGCAGCGCCTACTTTCGTTCGAGCTTGTGGGAAGATAACCCATGGGTGTGGGTGATTGACTTCACAGTAGACAACAGGATGACAAGAAGATGAGCTTCAAACATGTATATCCAAACATTACACAAGTCATTGGATACTTAAGAGACGCAAAGAAGATTGGAGAAGCGAAAGGAGGTGGACCAAAAGTAAGAGCAATATTGTACAACCCAAGCGTAAAGCATGAGACATTTGACCTGCTTGTACCTGTCATTGCATTTGGAAGATGCGGAGAAAGCGTACTTGAATGCCACGAAGCCGAGTGCCTTACGTCAGTTATTGGAAGGATCTGTATGGCAAAGAACCCACGGGGCTCCAGAGTGGAGATTCTCTGTGATCACGTAGCAAACCTAGATGAAGAAATAGACGAAGGATATAAAGAAAATGAAAACGCGAATGATGAGACAAGGTATTAAGTTTGATAGAGTTGGTGCAGATTGGCTGCCAGATATATCCCAACTGATACGAAAGAGATTAGATAATCCCAAAAGACTTAAGGAAGAGCACAACACAAGGGCTATTGGTGAGACAATCATTAGGCAGCTTTGTGATAATCAGGGCAGTGGGTTGCGCTTATCCTCCTGTGGTTCTTGTATTAGGCAACAAGCCTTTGCACATTACAACTGGGTAAAGGATGGTCACACCATAGATGGTGCAGCAAGGCTAACGTTTGCTGTTGGTGATGCGCTTGAGGCAATGATCGTTGCTTGCCTTAAAGAGGCGTGTGTTGATGTAGATATCAATACATCCTACATGGGAGACGATCAGCTTGAGGTATCTATTGAGGTTCCGTTTGGGGAGTCCGGTAAGCAGGTAGCCAACATTGTTGGGCACCCAGATGGAATGATGAATGTTCCAATCTTTAATGATCTTCTTGGTGAGCAAAGCTTGGACAAGGAGTGGGTAGTCTTAGAGATAAAGTCTATGTCTGACTACGCCTTCAAGAGGTTTAGGGCAGATGGATTAAGTAAGACAGACTCTTACTACTACCAGATTCAAGCTTACATGCTTGCTACTGGAACAAGCAGAACCTACATCCTGGCGTTCGGAAAGGCTTCCGCCGCTAAGGATGCGGTAATAACAGAACACCATTGGGAGCCCCTGTTCCCGTTGGTGGGTCAGTGGATCAAAGAAGACAAGGAGATACAACGAGAGATACAAGAAAACTATAAAACAATACTGACATCAAGATCACCATTTGATCTTAATGTTCCATTTAAACCAAACAAAAAGGGACGTATAGGCTTCCCTTGTGACTATTGTTCATATCATAAACATTGCTATCCCGAATCTTCAGAGGTAGCAGAAACATCTAAATGGCTACAATCAAGTACAAAAGTAAAACTGTACGTGGGAGAAAATGATGCTTAATCGTGTAACTCTAATCGGAACCGTGGTTCTTGAACCAAAGCAAAACAGTGCTGCAACCTACTTCACTCTTGCCACATGGAACCACTGGAACGGCAGGAAGTTTACTACCCGAACCAAGATTGATGTGTTTGGTAAGCTCCGTGAGAGTCTTCCAAACATGTCGGAAGGAGATCTTATTCTTGTTGAAGGAAAGTTAAACAACAGCAGCTATGAGAAAGGTGGACAGAAGGTTTGGGTCACGTCTGTTGTTGCCAACGTCGTGTCGCAGGTGTCTTCTTCTGGTCTGGAAAGCGGGCACGAGGTTGATAGCAATGCATTTGAAAACGCAAAGGAACCAAGCAGCTATCCACCAAAGTCAGACAACAAGAGCAACGATGGTGAAGACTTTCCATGGTAGCTGATTCCACAATGCCAGTGAAGTTCTATCCATTTGACTACAAGTCTTTTGCTATTGAGTCATTAAGGATTGAGCACGATTCAATCATGAGGGTGTTTGTTGATCCAATACTTGGCTCAGTTCACTGCATCCTCCTGGTTGATGGAAACAAGGTTCTTATCTGGCAAAGAAGAGAAAGCGAGGTTTGATGTGTATATCTTAGGGATTGACCCCGGCATGGATGGAGCCATTGTGGCTCTAGACCATAACGGTCAGTGTATTGGTAGTGTCCTTACCAAGAAGTCTTTGACTGTAAGTGTAGGTAAGGGTTCAAGGAGGGAGTATGTGCCGTCCTTTATGGCTGACGCGCTGTCTAGCTGGGGTCCCCTAAGTACCATCAAGCTCGTGGTATTAGAGAAGCAGCAAGCTATGCCCAAGCAGGGTGTAGCTAGCATGTTCAGAACTGGTGTTGGCTATGGCCTTTGGTTGGGAATACTCGCAGCCAAAGGCCTACCAACCACCATTGTGAGACCAGTAGAGTGGTCTAAGACTGTTCTAAAAGGAGTATCTGGTACAGGTAAGGACAGAGCCATTGTCGCAGCTAGCACAAGGGTTCCAGACCTTGACCTAACTCCAGGTAAAAAGAGAGTTCCCCATTCGGGATTAGCAGATGCTGCTTGCCTTGCTCTCTATGGAATAAATCAATGAAAGGTGTGCCGGTCCCCAGGCTGCAATGTTCGCGTTTAATTTTGCGCAGCCCTTTTGTCGTAGGGAAGTAAGCCTTGCGGGGCATAACGGTAGGGACCGACACTAATACTTAGCAATGAAAAGAGGATGGGGATTACTCGCTGCCCCCGTCCTCTTCTTCGCTTTCCTCTTCATCGCCATCCTCTGGGGTTGGCTCTTCCTGTGGCTCTTCGGCCTCTGTGGTGGCTTCTGCCTCCTCAGTGGTGGTGTCCCCCTTGTCTTCGTCTTCGGGGCAGCTACAGGCCAACAGAGAGATGAGAATAGTAAACATATAGTTTTCCTCCAGAGCACCGACTATCACAAACACATGGAGCGGTCTAATCCTTAGACTTCTTGGCTTCTTCTGTGATCTTTTCTATTCTGGCTTCTTGGTAGTGCTCACGCATCTCCTTTAGTCCGATAGATATTCGGCTTAAAGCAGCATCAAGCTTCTCGTACATAGGGTCAAACTTAGAGTCAAGAGCATTAGTTTTATGTATCAGTGACTCTATGGTATCTACCCGTTCGTTTCTCCAATCAGCAAGAAGCTGGTCGTGCTTATCTTGCATTGCATCTAGTCTCTTAGTGTTCTGGATGTGAATCCACATAAGAAACCCGGCAAGGATACCAATCCCGCCAAGGTCCAGTAAAGGACCAAGCAATGTCTCCTCTAGGGACACTAGCTACCAGACCCTTCAACCTGCTTAGCATCAACGTATCCCTGACCAAAGATGTAAGAGATGACGATGGCTACGCTTAGCTGCATGGCTTCTGCCATTTGAATGTCTTCTGTCATTGCCTGGGCAACAACCGGAAGCAGCGCACCAAGGAATGCAAACCAAAACTTACGACTCTTAAGTTTGTCCATCTGAAGACCTCACATGTTCTAGGACGCGGGACATTCTATCACTCATAAGATCAATAGCCTCTCGCATCTGGTGAAGCTCCCACCAAACGATTGTTGCTAAAGCAAGCGTTCCCCCACCGCTAACTAAAGTTTCAATCATTCCGCTCTCCATTACTTCTGGCCCTCTCTCATATCATTGTACATTTGAATGGCAAAATCCACCAAGAATCCAATGACTTGCGCCTCTGCCTTCTCGCCAACAATAGGAATGTTGATTCTATTATTGATCTGATCAATGACCCACTCCCTCTTCTCAGGACCAGACTTGGGAATAGGAAACATCATTTCTGCTGCAAGAACCATGGTGTCAACCAATCTGGCTAGGGTTGCCCCATCCAAATCAAACTTACGAATCCTTTTACCAACCCTACCTTTAGGCATTATTTTAATATCTCCACTAAAAAAACTATAATACAAATAGCAAAAAACGAAAGAACTACTGCAACGCTGAGTATGTCATACCATCGGATCATTGTTGTCATATATGCGAACGTACCCGTTCTTCTTATCCCAAGTAAGAACCTGACCACATTTATGTGAAGATCTATATGGAACACCTAAGCTTAGGTGTATCCAACTAGGTTCTCCTGCAGCCCACCCTTCAAGGATTAGCTGACCAAACTTAAGGTCAGACTTCTTCCAGATCCATTCCCAAGCTTCTTTCAATGGAACACCAACAACATGAAAATCACATGCGGCACCAACTACATGCTGTGAAGATGTTGATCCTCCAACAGCAGAGTTCAGGGCTGGGCATCTATACCCACTATGAACAACTACTGGAGACTTATAGTGATCACGAATAGTTTGAAGCATTTGAGCAGTATCTTTTAATGCTTCTACAACCTCTTCTGGTGGCTTTCTATTCTCAGAAAGGTATCGCCTATGACCAGTGCGAGTAAGCTCAGACAGCGTGAAGTTAGATGCGAGTTTCAACGGTCGGCCCCATAGGCATGAAGAATCAAATCATGGATGGCACTTGCCAAAGAACCAAGCTCGCCAACCTCTGGACCCTCACCATCAACGGTCAAGGTAGCCAGCAGAAACGCTTCAAGCTCGGTGTTGTCGGGATAGGCCCGGTCGCCAAGCGTGGCCAAGTCAAAGCCTTCTGTGCTGATGGAGTAGGGCATTAGGGGTGGTCCCCGCAGAGCAGCAATGAGTAATAAAACTTAGCGACACACGAGATGTCTGACCCTGGGTCCGTGTCGCCAAATGTTCCAGCGCAGATGCCAACGAACATAGGATCACTTGCTGATGCTTTGTTACCGCTCGCGTTGTTGTTCGTGGGTGAACCAGCCGAAATCGCCGGAGATGCCGTGTCAACGGCAGTGGTGCCAATACGTGACACCCACATGTTGGTGGGCGAACCCTGGAAGATCTGAAACAC